TTCTGGTGACATTTGTGGAATTGTAATTACGGCTGTGTCGTGAGGTCTAAAATATTCATCTTCAACTAATTCCGGATGATTAATCGCAAGATATGAATAAATTGCTTCATTTTTCCCAACTCGGATCCTTCTTAAATAATAATCATTATGCCAAGCGTGAATACCAGATGATGTTCCCAATACTAATGATGAGGTACCAGATGGTTTAACGGTTGTTGTGCGGGCAGCTTTATTAATTCCAATAAGGTTTGCAACTCTTTCGTTTTCTTCTTTAACGGCTTCAGCTGCCGCTTTCATATCATAACCTAATACAACACCAGAACCAATACCAGTCATTCCAACACCAATAAGTGCGTCTTTTTCAGTTGTTCTTTTCCACACGTCTCTCAAATAATGGAAGTCAGTATATCCTGCTTGTAATGTTCCGATAAACGCAGCACCTTTAACTCGTTTTTCAAAATCTTCTTGTGAATCAATATCTGAAGCATTAACTTCACATAGATTACAGAATTGGTATGGACGTAAACCGATTTCACAACAAGGATTTGTTCCCCAATCTTTATCGTTTGATAAATAAATTCCTGGTTCACCAGCTCCAGATAACTCAATTCGTTTCCAAAGACTCATAAAATATTCTTGTGTTATTTTATGTCTTAATAAAACTGCAGAATTATTTGCACGACCTCTTTGTGGATTTGATTCCCACCAATTTCCAGATTTACAAGAAATCATTTCATCGTCATCAGCCGAGAATAATGAGATAAGAGCCGCTCTTCTGATTCCACCCGCCAATACCGCATCGGCAATATGACATACAATGTCGTGAGTTTCAATTGGTGTTAATTTATCACCATCATTTTTGTTTTCCAATACCTTTGTAATATTGTGAATACAATCTTTTAATGGTTGAGGTCCTGGTGCTTTTCCACCAGACGTTACAAGGTTTGCCCCTTTTTGTCTAATATCTGAAAAATCAAATATTGGTGTTGATGCTTTGTATCCAAAATAAGACTCCATTAATACTTTAATTGCATCAGCCCATCCTTCAATTGAATCACCAATAAGGTATCTTCTTGTTCTTGTTGGATTTGGTTTTTTAATTTCTGGTAGTTTATCTACGTGATGTCTTTGTACTGAAAACCCTACTCCAGTTCCGCCTAACAACAAAAACATTGTTTCTGAAAATGCGTCTGTGTGATCTATCGGTAAATAAGCACAGTTATAAACTCTGTTTGGTGAAATCTCAATTGGTTTACCACCAAATTGTAATGATCTCATAGATGGAAGAATTTTTTTATCGTATACCATTTTATATACTTCTTCTATCTCGTCTTTAATGTTTGGGTATTTTTTTTGGTGCATTTCTTTATTTCTTGTCACCAATTCTTCCCAAGTTTCCCTTCTATTTAATTCAGGGACAAATTTAGCGTATTTCATATACACCGTAATATCGCTCAATATTTTTTGTGAAATATCCATTTTTTACAAATTTAATTATTTTATTTAAGATTTTTGTTTTTCTTGTTCTTTTTGTTGTCTTTTTTCCAACAATTCTTTGACTCTTTGTCTTTGTCTTTCTTCTTTTTGTTCTTCTAAACCTAAGAATGTGGTTGTGGATTCTGTGTCTATTTCAATCATCGCATTATCAAATTTACAATTTTCAAACACCACACCATCATCTCCAATACGAGACTTGGTAATTGCTATTGTGGCTAATTTCATTTCTTTTTGTTGTAATGTCTTTGCAACTGAAATAATAACGTGTCCTACTTGTGCTTTCTTAATTGAGCCTCCCATTTGGTCTGTTGTAACAACTTCCGATGAAATAGAAGCTCTATTTCCCTGTGTTGCCGTCCAACCAACAATGTTTAATTCGTGACACATAGCTTCAAAACCTCTCATTACAGATCCTTCACTCTTCCATTCATCACCTAGGTTTTTATCTGGAACAACACAATCAATGTAATCTAAAACAACCATATCTATTTTAACACCATCAGCAATCATCTTTCTTATTTCATTTTTAATTTGCAACATAGTTTTTGTGTCAGATGGTAGTTTCTTTAAGATTAACTCATTTGGCATCGTCTCCTTGATTTCATTTACTTTTTTCATCACCTCTTCCTTTTTTTCTGACAATTCGTCAGGGTGAATCTTTGTCCAGAGAATAAAATGTTTTCTCTGTATCACTTTTGGGTTGTCTTCAAAAAATACTTGAAGAACGTTAAATCCTAGGTTAAATGCGTGGTTTGAAATCTTTGTAAGAATGGTTGATTTTCCCACACCAGTTGGTGCTAATATTACACCAATTTCACCTTTTGCTAATCCTCCTTTTAACAATCTATCAATACCTGGTATTCCCATTGGTATTGGGTGTCTATAGTCTTCGTCTAAGACTTGGTCTAGGTTTGAAAAGACATCTAACATTGAGGTGTCTTTTGAACCAACAAGTAACGCGTCTCTTACCAATTCTTCTAGGGTATCATAGTTTTCAAACTCACCCCCGTCTATAATCTTTTGAGCCTTTTTCATAACCTTCTGTAACTCTTGTTGTTTACAGAATTTAAGTGCCTTTTCTTGTACGAAATCCACTCCGTCGATAGGTGCAGACTTGATTTTCTTAATAGTATCAAGCACAACCTTAACGGCAGTTTCTTGTTGAAGTTCGGATTTTGCGACTTGTTCTAATGTGTCAAATGATGGTGTGTGTTCATACTTTTTATAGTATTCTTTTATCATTTGAATGATTATTTTGAAATACTTGTTTTCAAAATAATTGTTCTCTATTACGTCAATAATCGAATGTGAAAAGTCTTTGTCTACAATGATTTGATTAAGTAATTGTATTTGAAAATTGTTGCCAAGATATTCAAAGTTTTTGTTTGTCGCCATAATTTTTCCTTTTATCAGTAAAGATAAATACTATTAGTTTTGAATAAATTGTGGATAAAAATAATTAAATTTTCTACCTGAAAAAATGTCAGTAAGTTCAGATAATATGCTTTTCAGCCTTGGGCGTAGGTCTACGGTATATCTGACCTTTGGGGGGTATACTTTTGCGTCAAATGTTCTCTGACAAATTGTCATATTCTCAACCTTAATATAAAGGTTAAAATTTTCTTGTCCTTCGGTAATTGAGGTGTTTAACACATCTGGATTCTCCATAATTTCATACTGGTTCTCCATCATATAAACAACCGATCTCATTTTTAAATCATATTGTAATCCATTACAAAATGATTTAATGTAGTCGTAGAATTGTTCAGACTTATGTGCGTTTTTGTTAAATCCTTTAACATTAAAGAATCTTTGTACAACGATGTTATCATTACACATAAGAAGAAATTCTACTTTTGTTACATCCTGATCTTTCATTTTTTTTACTTTTTTGTTTTGTTTCTAAAATTTGTTTTTTCTTTTCTTGATAGTTTTAAAAATGGCTTTAAAAAATTTACCCAAGCTTCGTCACCCTTTGGGAGAAATTTGAAGAATCCATCGTCCATCATCATTCTTATTAAGTTTCTATGTCCTCTTCCGTCTGGATCCAAAGACTCTGAATAATATAACCTAACAAGTTCTTTTCCTTCCTGAGAAATGAGTGGATTAGCTAGGTCCACCAATTTTTCATTAATTGTGAAAAACTCTTCTCCAAATATTCCCTCTTTGGTTTTCCCACTAAGGAGATTTTGTAAAGCGACATTTCCCTTCTGTTCTGAAAGTAACATTTCTGCCTTTGTTAAAATATCGGTATATTTTAATTCAGTATCAAGTATTTCAGGAAACAGTTTAAGAAATGTTTTTTCACCCAAATAAAAAATACCATCAATATTATCTGAACTATCACCAGTTAATATTTTATAGGTTTTAACATTATAATGTGGTATCTCGGATTCATATATTTTAATTCCGTCACCATTCTTATAATATCGTTTTTGTTGGGGTGAATATATAGTTACCTTCTCAGAAATAAGTTGTGTTAAATCTCTATCGGATGAAAATATTGTTTTATCTTCATCTTCTGAAATCTGACAATAGTATGCTATCAAATCGTCGGCCTCCGATTGTTCAACTTCTAATTGCCTAACAAACATTTCTTCTAGGTATTGTTTTACCCTATTTTTTTGGGTTGTAAAAGACTGTTCTTTAAAATCTTCGTCGTCTTTTTGTTTTCGATTAAGTTTGTACTTGGGATAGATTAGTCTTCTCTGAGAAGAACCTGTTTCGCTATCCCAAAATACCACAACTTTATTATAATTACTTTCCTCTAAAAATCGTCTTAGAGTGTTTAAAAAATGCCAGGTACCACCAACGTGTTCTCCTTTGTTAAAAAAGTCTCTAACACCGTGAAAACCAATTTTTAATAGATTGTTTCCATCAACTAATAAAGTCTTAGTCATTAGTTGTTTCGTTTATTGGATTTGACACTAGCGATTCTTTTTCCACCATATATTCAGAAAAAAATTCACTGAAAATTGCTTCCATAACCGGAACACAGATTGAGTTTCCAGCTAGTGCTACGTGTGCCGTGTTTGATAAAGTAGTTGTTAATAACAAATTAATATCTTCTTCTTTAACACCCATAAATCTATAACCTTCTCTTGCTGTAATTGTTCTTACTCTACCATCTTCAGTTAATATTTGTGGTGAACCACTAGTTGTAAGACAAGGCGAACAACCATCAACAGAGTAAATCCTTCTGGTTTGATCATAACTAACATCGTCTCTTCTACCAACTAATTTACAAATAGTATGTTTTTTTGGTTCGTGTGGTGTAAATGGACAATCAACAATTAAAGAATGACTAAAGTTTTCGTCAATAAAAGATTTCATCGGTACTCTAGTTTTTTTATGATTATCAACATTCATCATTTTTTCTTGTACGTCTTCAATACTGCTATTTAGTACTGACACCATAAAAACTCTTTCTCTATTTTGTGGACAACCAAAGTCAGCACCATTGAGGATTCTCCAATAAGAACTGTAACCAAGTCCTCTTAAAAAATAGATATGTTTTTTAAAATTTTCGTAATGGTTTTTTGAAACCAAGTTTTTAACGTTTTCCATCAACAAAAATTTTGGTCTATTTGCCGATAATAATCTTTCAACATCAAATAATAATCCACTTCTTGTTCCTTCTTTAATTCCTCTTTGTACTCCAGATATTGAAATGTCTTGGCAAGGAAATGAATATGTTAGTAAGTCACAACTTGGAAAGTTATTTTCATCAATTTTTGTAATATCACCTAAATTTCCATTTGTTGTTGTGTGTAAAACATCATAACATTCGTTTGCCTGTTTGAAGTTATCACAGTTTGCAACATTTTCATAGTCAACACCAATGTATTTAAGTGCTAACTCTTGTGTTCCGTAACCGGAAAATAACGATACTACTTTTAATTTATTCTTGTTCATAAACCTTTTCTTCTTTTAAATCAAATTCACCATCTACACCAATAATTGTTTTCCAATATTCGGCATAATCTTTTTTGTAGTCTTCAATAGACTTCTTTTCTTCCGTAGCGTCCTTTCCAGGTAAAAACCCGTGAGGTGTTACAATAATTTTACCGTCTTCAAACCCAAGTCCATTAATGTGGTTTTTCATAACCGATACTTTTGTTCTTGATGCAAATTTAACAGTTCTTTTGTCTTTAGTTGCTGTAATCTTTGTTGTTCCAGCACCTTTTTGATTTCCATACAAAAATACTAAAGATGAGTTTAACCAAATTGCTTCACCACCTTTTGCTTTAATTTTTGGTTGACCAAATGGATTGTCTGGTAATTCAACCCAAGGTTGATTTACAATAATCAATGTATTCTCAAATTTTGAATCTGCTTTTCTTGACCCAGAAATACGTTGGTTAATCCCCATTCCAATCTTATCGGCTAAAACACTTGCGTTGTGTTGTTTACCACCTTTACCTTCATAGGTCATTTTACAAGGAACAGATCCAACAGAATCCCACATAATACACAATGAATAATCTAATTCACCCTTTTCTTGAGCATCTAACAAATCATTAATATAATCTGTAATTTGTTCAATATAACTAAAATTATTATTGAATAAGAAGAACCCATCCCAAGTCAATTCACCAGTCTCTTCATCAACAACCTCATCACATTCAAATCCCATAAGTTTTGAGTGTT